GGAGTCCTTATCCGTTAGGCTTCTGAACCGTTGAAGGTGCAGTCAGCCATTCCCCCCACCAGAACAGGTGGGGGGGGTGATCGGCTACAAGCCGTGGTTGAAAGGCCACCCAGTCTCTCTTATATCCTTGTTGTAAGGAGATGACCGGGACCGAAGTGCACTCTCTAGCCTCGTTCGGACGGAACCCCGGATCAAGCCACCGTTGTGGCCTGGTGGGGATAACGGCTCCCTTAACACTCCGCAGCTCACGCTGCGTCGCTTGGAGGAACCATAACGTCTTCGTTCGCGCATCAAAGACACGCGCCGAGTGATGAACGGCCACGTAGGCCTTAAACATCTCGACGTTAACGTCACGAACAGTGAACCGTCTGACACCCACCTTCTCGTACAGCCTTCCCGTTTCAGGGTCGGCGATCCGATATTGCGGGTGGTTTTCGGTTACCTGACGAGGTTTGATGAGCCCTAGGCGTCGACCAAGATATACATCCACATGTACACCGGCCGTCGTGTTCTCACAGTATGGGACGAGAGGCAGGGAGTTGTCCTCAACCACCCTCCTCAAAAGCGTCCACAACTTGCCTTCCGGCAGTGAGATACCTGCTAACCCATTCACGACATGGCACCGATCTGCTTTACGCATTTCGGCGCTCCATTCGCGAACAAAGAAAGGGGTCACAAGCACACCGTTGAAGTAATTTGTTCCGCAGGACTCTCGAAAGGGCCCCGAGGAGTACGACTTCTCGGTATTCACAACGAAACCTAGGAACTTAGCGAGGCGGACGAAATCCTCGAACTTGTCCGAGTCAATGACGACGTCGTCGCCGTAGACACAGACAGTCTTGGAACCTACCGCGAACGCTAGTGCCGCGAAAACCAGCGTGAGAACTCCGAAGGTGCATCCATTACCCATGGATGAGAACTTGGCATACTGCCACACCTGATCGAAGTCGGGATAGTCGGACGCCAATCCTGGGTCTAACTTCCCTAAGGGCGCTCGTAGCATATCGAGCAACTGAAACCACGCGAGTGGAAACAGCCACGCGATAGCATTGTAGGCCCCTGTATCGCTCGCCATGGAGAAATCCACGGTAGCCCGCTTGCCGTCAATGGAAGCGAGTTGAGCAAGTTGCTGGTTTCTGCGCTGGGATCGCAGGTCGATCTGGACATCCAAAAGCCGTTCTTTTACGAAGGCGTCGAAAGCTAGCTGGAAGGGAAGGTTCCCCTCCGGCTCAGCCGCGATTGTCCGACCTGTCTTCCAGTTCTTCGGAACCACGATAACACGATTCCACTCAACGTGTGTCGCCTGACGCAACTTAACGCCGTAATAGCGGTAGAGGCTGCGGATGAACGACAAGGCACGAGAGGTACACACGGGGCGATGACTCACCTTTCGGTAAGGCTGAGCTAGCCGGCGTGCGCGTGTTGCAGTAGCGCCATCAGTGAGGCGTACGAGTTCCGGAATCCGATTCAGGAACACGTCCACATCTCCCAGACGGGTCTCCACGAACCGTGAGGCTCGTTCCATCCACTCTCTTAGCTTGGGATCAAGGCGATCCAGGTTCGAGTAGTAGTGGTCCAGCCGTCGATTGGTTATCCG